ATTTTATAACTTTCGTTTATAATTAATATTTTTTTATTTTCTCAACAATTACATTCGTTGTTTCTTTTCTATAACATAACAAACAATCCTTGCATTTTTGACCCGTGCAATTTTGTTCATTAACAAACTGATCAACGGCAACATTATTAAATGTTTTATCAAAATGCTTAGGAATCTTTTTTAATATTGAATTAGTTTTTTTTACTGAATAAATCAAAATTAAATTTCCTGGTTTTTTTCTTTTGTTGAAAAATGGTTTAATAATATCCGTTCTTTTAGACCATAGTGCAAAAGTACAATGCGGATTTTTTTCCGCAATTTTACAGTAATTTTCTATATGATTAAATTTAGGATAAGTTTTTATTACTTCGCCTTTATCGTTTATTACATCTGTTAATAATTCACCATGAGCATTTAAACGATAATAAGCTTGTAAAATTGTTGGAATTTCATTGTCATTTAATAAACGTTCTGCTAGGTATTCATTGCGATCTAATGCTGGTGCAACGTTTTTGCGGACTCCTTGCAACATTTCTTGCGAATAACAAACACCGCATATATTAATAACACAACCAGCTTTTTCATTTTCAATTTTACCATTAACATAATTGTCATAACAAAATTTATTTTTTAACGTATTATTACTAATACTTTGTAGTCCAATTAATTTACCAGACATTGTTGACTCGTGGGGCATAACTGGGAAATTATAATTTTTCATTTTCTCACTTTCTTTATTAATATTTGATTTACTTAGATAATGTTAAAAACGATCACAAATAAATCTTATATAATTTTAAGCAAATATTTAAAACATTGTCAAATATTATTTAAAATAAATATCATTTTAATCTAAAGAACTGATTTTAAATTAATAAATAAATATATTTTAAATGATAGGATATAAATTTTATATAATTATAATGTATAAATTTAATTGTACACAAAAAAGATGTACAACCAGGATTAACTACAATTAAAAAATGTAGTATAATATAATGTACACAAAAAAAATGTAGAATTATAATGGCTATATCTCAACGGGGAGGGAAAAAATGTGCCGTGCCTTGCTGTATATATATATGCACCCCCCACAAAATTAGCAGACAAATCATAATTATTATATGTCAATTATTTGACACAACTTTACAAAAATAAATGTCAAAATTATGACATTACGACTTCGTGGTTTCCCAAAACACCCCCCTTTATTTTATTTCTAGGGTACCCATACTCCTGTTTAGAAAACACAGCAATCATGAATTTACCACCCTCTAATCCGGGTCGTACCTCGTAGTGCTTACCACTGGTCTGACAGTAGAAATCAACATCATTAAAACCAGCTTGTTTACCCATAGCTTCAAACTCTTCTGGTGTGTAGTGTTTATAGTGGAATTCATTAACCGGAGGTAGCTGATGAGGCCTTACTCGTTCGTTTGGTGATGAGCAGATAAATAAATTTGTTTTCTCTCCAGCTAAATCAAAAACACTTTGAGCTAAATCTGGTGGTATGTGTTCGATAAACTCAAATGATACAACAGCATCATATCTATCTCGTAATAATCCTTTCTTCAACTTTGTAAAATCTTGTAGAATATAATTAACTCTGGGAGCTTTGTTATCATACGATTTTAAAAATACTTCATGTGCCTCTTTAGATTTATCAATACAGTCTACCCAGCTTGACATTATGTTTTGCATAATCACAGAACCATAGCCAATACCACAACCAATATCAAGAACGTGGTCTGGTTCGGTCAGTTCTTCAAGTTTCTTACAAGCAAAGTTATATCGTTCTAAATGATCTGGCCGAATGTTGTTCGGATCCATTATTCGTTCAACCATCTAATGCTTTCATCCGTGTTGTCCAATATTTATCAAGTATATAATACCAACATGCATTAATACATGGTTCTACTAAAGCAACTAACCCAGCTTCAAACAACGAAGCACCAGTTAGCCAGTATACAACATTCATAGCTATAAACACATGACCACATGTATAGATACAAGTTCGTCCAATACTTGTGTTTATCATGTTACAACTTTCATAATACAACCTTGTTTCCAAGATCTAGCCATCGGTACAACCTCTCTTTTAAAATTTACACACCATTCACTCAAAGCTTTCCATTCTCCCTCCTCCCATTTAGGATAAGGGGACAAAGGCGATGGTAATAAATCATCGAAACGCATTAATGTACCGGCTACAATCTGATCATTAAGTAATTCTAATATAGTTTTTGTTGATACGTATAGATCACAATCAATATTCATAAACGATATGTGTCGTTTGTGGTCTTTTTTCCATACAGGTATGGTATCTTCAAACCAACCTTCATGTAAAACCACGTTTGGCACCACCTTTGGTAGCTCTGTTAAAGCAAAATGTCCTTTTTCTATAACTTTGTGCCCCATAAACCACTGCTCTGGTAGTCCTTCAAAGCTATCAAACCCATGAAACGTAACTTTTTTGTTTAAACTTGCTAAATAATTTATAGATTTACCTTCATACACCCCAAATTCTGTGTAGTGTCCTTTTGGATGTTGTATATTTTGCATACAAAAGTGATATTCCATAGCCCTATTGTCCAAAAGAACCATTGGTTGGTATAAAAACTCTTCAGATTGCATATTGTTCCTTGATTTTTAGTATTTTGTGATAATAAACAATGACTTGTTAACTGTCAATAAACAAAGTATATTAAATATACTGGTTGAATCTACCTTACATACCTAAAAATGTTAAGGAAAGCCTCGTAAATGTTAATTGTCTCCTATGGCTCAAGTGATCCCAGTGTAATTAGGGGGAGTCATAAGCTCCCTCTACGTTAACAACACAGGATAGGTATGGATATTTTAAAAGAACGTAAAAAAAAGATAAAAGATATTTTAACTCCTCATATTTTGTATGGTAAACTATCAGAAGACCAGATTATTGAAATGATTCGCATCGAAAGTGCAGATTACAAAAATAAATCAGCTGGTAAAATGGGAGAGTTAAGAGCTGAACTAGAACGAAGACGACTATTAAGACTTCGTAGAACAAACCCTGATGAATTTGATAGGAGGATAGATATAATGTTAGAAAGACCATCAAAAGATGTAGATGAAAAGAGAACACGACTACCACGAGGGCTAACACCCATGCAAGAAAAGTTTTGTATGGAGTATGCAGCCACTGGTGATGAACTAGCTTCGTATAAAAAAGCTGGATTCAAAGAAGCCAAAGATGATCCCAATACAAGAATCCGTGCTCGTCAACTTTTTAAGAACGAAAAGATTGAGGCAAGGATTGATGAGTATCAAAAGGAAGCCATTCGTAAGATATCGTGGACAAAAGAAAAAGTTCTTGAGAAAATAGGAGAAGTTTATTCTAATTCTATAAATGATGGAGACTTTACAAATGCAAACAGAGCTATGGAGAACATAGCTAAGCATCTCGGTATGTTTGTTGACCTATCAAAAGTAGAACAAACGGTAAAAACAACCGGGTTTGAATCAGGAGATAAAAAGGCTGACATAAAAAAATTAGCTGACCTTGCTGGATTTAAGTTGATTGATGGTGGAGTTAGTGGTAAAAAAGTAGCCGATAAAGATGGAACATCAGGAAATAAGTGACGAACAACTTGACCAACTCAGGCATTATGCTTACGAGAATATACGTCAAGACTTTCTCAGCTTTGTAAAAGGCTTTGCACCAAAGCTAGTGGCTGACTTCAAAATGGGTCGACATATTGAAGTTATCAGTGAGAAACTACAAAAAGTTGAAAACGGTGACATCAAACGTCTCATGGTGTTCTTACCACCTCGTTCATCAAAGTCTCTTGTGTGTTCTAAATTATTTCCAGCTTGGTATCTTGGTCGCCACCCCAATCATGAAATCTTATCGGTATCTCACAGTGATCAACTTGCTTCTGACTTTGGTCGTGGTGTAAGGGATCTGGTTAGTGATCCAACGTATCAAGATGTATTCGATATTAAATTACGTTCGGATGTCCGTGCTGCGGGTAAATGGCAGACCAACCGTAACGGTGTCTATGTAGCCGCCGGTGTTCGTACACAGATAGCTGGTCGTGGTGCACACGTAGCTCTCCTTGATGATGTAATGTCAGAGGAAGATGCTTTTAGTGAAGCTGGTCGTCGATATATTAAAGAGTGGTATCCTGCCGGTTTACGAACCCGATTAATGCCTAACGGTTCTATAGTTATTATTAATACACGATACCACGAAGATGATTTATGTGGGTGGTTATTATCATCAGAAGCTAGTGATAGTAGATCAGCCATATCTGATTATTGGGATGTGGTAAACATACCAGCATGGGTTGATGAAAAAAGCAGTAAGCTATTAAAACTACCCGTCGGTGAATCATACTTTCCAGAATGGAAACCAAAAGAGATTCTTAAAAAAGATGAGATGGAGATTCGTAGACACAACGGTTCACGATATTGGGAATCACTCTACATGCAAAACCCTGTGCCCGATGAAGGTGGTATTCTTAAAAAATCATGGTTTCAAATGTGGGAGTACGAAGATCCACCTCACTGTGATTTCGTAATACAAACTATGGATACAGCTTTTTCAACACGAACAACAGCTGACTATAGTGTTATACAAACCTGGGGTATCTTTACACAGGTAGAAGCTGACAGTTCCGGAGCTGAACATGATGTCGGTCATTTAATTTTATTAGGCAACACACGAGGACGATTTGAATATCCAGAGTTACGACAGAATGCTCAAGATGCATTTGATGAACATGAACCAGATGTTATCATTATTGAGAAGAAAGCTAGTGGTCAATCATTAATACAAGATTTACGACGAGCTGGATTACCGATCATGGAATATACACCAGATCGGGACAAGGTAGCCAGAGCTTATGCTGCTTCACCTTTGATTGAATCAGGACGGGTATGGTTACCAAAACGGCCGTGGGCACAAACATTGTTTGACGAAGCCATCACTTTTCCAAACGGAGCACATGATGACCAAGTTGATTCAATGGTCATGGCCATACACTATATGAAAGACTCATGGCACTTGCAACATCCCCATGATCCGTATTATAGTGATAATGACAATACTTATAAAAAAAATAAGGCAACCTATTGGAAGGTATCTAATTAATTATGGCAATCGAAAAAAATCCAAACGACATTTCAACACCTTTAGATAAAGCTAAAGAGAAGGTTCAAACCGGTGGGGCTGAACTTGGTATTAACGTAGATATAAAAGAAGAACAAGATGAGGACTTAGCTGTCAGTGTAGACCCACTAACGGGTGAAGTTGAAATGGATCTAAACGAAGATAGTGGTAAAGTATTAGCCTCTATCAGTGAAGACTTTTATTC